AAAATGTTCTAATTGTTCATATTCTCCCTGCGATTTAGAGTCTTAATATTGCCAAAACCATAGTCATTGGAAACAAAAAGAGCCTATTAAATTGAGCGGGGAGGATAAAACAGTGAACTACAAAGAAGTATTGGAAAATCAAATAAAAATTCTCCAAGAATTACAGAACAAAGGACTCACTTGGCATAATTGTACTTCTAAATTTGTAGAAATTTCTAAACAAATACAATCACTTACGGAATGCCTAATAGATAGACAAGTTCACTTAGGAAAGTAACTCATAATGGGTAACGAGCCTGATGACGCCATCAACGGCAAACATTCATACCTCCTCGAATACTACAACAAAATAAGATCCGGTGAAATCATTGCAGGGCAGGAACTCATCCTTCAGCTAGAAAATCTAGTCGAAGACATGAGCAATCCTGCCTATATTTATGACACAAAAGACGCTGATTTCAGAATCCAGTTCATCGAAACATTCTGTAAGCACACTAAGAGTCCGTTCTATGGTAAACCCTTCAATCTCGAACTCTGGGAGAAAGCTTTCATTGAGGCTTTCTATTCTTTTAAGTGGAGCGATGAAGGGTACAGGGATTACTACGAAGAAGACCCGCCAAAATCTGGCTTAAGAAGATTCAAGAAAGCGATACTCCTGATCGCTCGGAAGAATGGAAAATCAACGGTTTGCGCTGCACTAACCTTAACCGAGTTAATGTGCGGAACCGGCGGCAATGATATCGTATGCTCATCAAATGACGATGCCCAAGCCTCTATCATCTTTGAAGAAGTAAACTCCATGCGCGAACAGTTTGATCCGACAGATAAGCGCACGCATAAGAACCTCAAGGGAATATTCAACCTAAAGAATAAGAGCAAGGTTTTCAAAATATCCGACAGGACCCGCAACAAAGAAGGTCGGAACATTGACGGAGCGGTCCTGGATGAATCCAACGAAATGAAGACCAACGTAATTGCAAAGTCAATTGAACAATCGCAATCTACAAAAGATGAGCCGTGGTTTATTAATATCACGACTGAGGGCTTCGTTAATGATGGGTACCTGGACAGCGAATTAAAGTATGCTCGCTCAGTCCTAAATAAAGAAGTTGAAGATGCTACCCTTTTAGTCTGGCTCTATACTCAGGATAGCGAAAATGAAATTTGGCAAGACAATACAAGTTGGATGAAGTCGAACCCGAGTTTGGGTAAGATCAAGAAGAATAAATACATCAAGGACCAGATCCGCAAGGCACAGTACGATAAAGCCGAGCGGATTTTCATGTTGGCAAAAGATTTTAATATTAAAAGCAACAACGCGGCGGCGTTCCTATCATCGGAGGATATTAATACAACAGAAACATTCGATATTGAAGAATTCAGAGGATGCTTCGCAATAGGAGCTGTAGATTTATCCAAGACATCCGATTTAACGAGTGCCCGCATTATGCTTATGAAGCCTGGTAGCGATACGAAGTATTTCTACCAACAATATTTCATCCCTGAGTCGAAGTTGGATGACCTTTCGAGGGATGACCTTCCAAGATTCAAGGAGTGGATTGGTAAAGGGCTTATTACAATCTCGCCGGGTAATGAGAACGACTTTGGACTTGTCACTTTGTGGTTCGTAAAATTGTTCAAGGATTACGACATAAAGACATTCCTAACAGGTTATGATTTCTGGTCCTCCGTATACTGGGTAAAGGATATGGAAACATACTCATTCGATTGCAAACGAGTAAAGCAAGAATTTGGTAGCATGTCTGAGCCAATGAAGTTACTGGAAAAGGACTTAAAGAAGAACCTTATTAATTATAGAAATAATCCCATCGATAAGTTTTGCCTTGAGAATACAGCGTTAATTATTAATAACAAGTTGGAGATTATGCCAACAAAGATTCAGGGCAAGGATGATCGCAAGATCGACGGCTGCGTCACCATGATAATTGCAAATAGGGTTTATATTGATAATCGATCCGAGTTCCTATCTCTCGTTAACAGAAAAAATTAGGCGCAAGGGTGGTGAAGACAATTGACGTGTATAATCGGCGTAGTCCATGAAGATAAAGTTTATATGGGTGGTGACAGTGCGGGAGTCGGCGGCTACGCGCTAATCATTAGGGCGGATGAAAAAGTATTCCAGAATGGTCCTTTCCTAATGGGGTTTACGACTTCATTTAGGATGGGCCAGTTACTCTGGTATTCGTTGTCAGCGCCAGCCCATCCATTCGATGGTAATGGCCAACCCATAGACACCTACAAATACATGGTAACGATCTTCATAAATGCTGTCAGGCAATGTTTAAAGGACGGTGGTTATGCTTCTACGGAGAAGGGTCAGGAATTTGGTGGAACATTTCTCGTTGGGTATAAGGGCAAATTATTCATGATTCAAGATAACTACCAAGTAGCTGAGAGTGTTGATAATTTTCAATCCGTGGGATGCGGTGATGAAATCGCAAGAGGGGCATTGTGCGTTACTCCAGACCTACCTCCTGAGCAAAGAATAAAACTGGCGTTAGAAGCGGCTGAGCGATACAGCGCCGGGGTGCGTGGGCCGTTCTTAATCAAAGAACTGCAGGCGGTGATGCCGTGAAAGATAAACTCAAACTACTAACCAAGCATATCGACGACATCCTATTTCTACTCGGGGTGATCTTCCTGTCCCTCTCCGGATTCCTAATATACACTCCCATAGGGTTTCTTACTCTTGGCATATGCTGCATGGCGTATGCCTTTATTATTGCCAAATCTAAGGTTGATCGAGGTGGTGGTTAATGGGGCTCCTGCAAAGCCTATTTAATGGCAACGTCAAAACAAGCGGTATGCAGATGGCAAAGTTCCTTGATGGATATGCGCCAATCTTTACACAGTTTGGGCGCTCTATTTATGCCTCAGACGTTGTGCAAATGTGCATTGACTGTATCGCTACCGAATGTAGTAAGCTCACGCCACAGCACGTTGTAGTTGACGACGATGGATTGCCAATGCCAGCCAAGGGCGATAATTTCAATCGACTTTTTAAGTTCTCGCCAAATGGCATGATGACCACAAGGGATTTCCTAGAGAAGGTTGTCTGGCAACTATTTCTGAACTACAATGCCTTTATTTATCCAGTCTATAGCTTAGTAACAGATGGTCGGGGCGGGATAAGTAGGAAATATACATCATTCTATCCATTGAACCCAATACAAGTTGAGTTTCTACAGGATACAACAGATGTATTGTTCGTGAAGTTTTACTTCTTCAACGGTAGCAACTACACGTTGCCCTATAACGATGTTATCCACCTTCGCAAAAAGTACAGCATCAACGACGTTATGGGGGGCGGCATAAGTGGTCATCCTGATAATCAAGCGCTCTTGAATGTGCTCAACACAAACGATGTTGTTGTCCAGGGCATTGGTAAGGCAATCAAGACAACTCTTGGCATACGAGGCATCATGAAGATTAATACCATGATGGATGATGACAAGCAAAAAGCAGAACGGATACGGTTCGAACAATCTATAACGGATGGCGAAACAGGCATCCTGCCTATGGACATGAAAGGTGAGTATGTACCACTAACGATTGACCCTAAACTTATCGACAAAGACACTATGGAATTCCTTGAAAATAAAGTGCTTCGATGGTTCGGAGTGTCTTTACCGATTTTAAACGGTGTTTATACCGACGAGCAATATCAAGCATTTTACAACAAGACGATTCAACCTATCGCTATCGGCATGGGACAAGCTTTTTCCGGTGCAATATTCTCACAACGCGAACAGGATATTGGGCATGAGATTAAGTTCTACCATCAAAACCTTGAGCTAATGGATGTTAAGAATAAGATGGCATTCGTTACAGCCCTGGGGGATCGCGGGGCATTGACCGACAATCAAATCCTTGCCTTATTTGGGATGCAGCCTTATGAGGGTGGGAATGTGAGGAAGGTCAGTCTTAACTATATTAATAGTAACATTTCCGATATCTACCAGTTGGGTAGGGCTGGTATGGGCAAAGGTGGCCCACAACCGACTGACGAAAAAGTATAAAGGGCACTGCTTAATCGCCAGTGCCCTTTACGTAATCCTTTAAAATAGTTATTACTAAATTATTAAACGGTCTATTCTCACTCTTGGCAATTTCCTCTAACTGTTTTTTTAATTCCTTTGGTATCGTTATATTCGTCCTTGTATTATCCTTACTTATCGTCACGTAAATCACCTCGTAAATACTATACCATTAATAACATAGTGTTGCAATGGTGATACCATAGTGGTATAATATAGTTGAGGTGGAAGAGATGTGGAAATACACAATAGATGACGTAAGGAGAATCTTAATAGACAAAGGATACACGCTGTTATCTGATAATTATGAAGGAAAACATGCCAAGATCGAGTTTAACGATTCACTTGGGTATAGTTATTATTCGGTATTCAATAATCTTACAAAGGGAACTAAGCCGGATAGATTTAGTAAGGCGAATCCACATACAATCGAAAATATTAGACTATGGGCCAAGCTGAATAATAAGAACGTCGAATTATTGAGCAAGGATTATGGGGGCTCGAAAGGAAAATTGATATGGAAGTGCTCAATTGATGGAAACATATTCTCAGCAACATGGGGAGATACGATTACAGGTAAAGGGTGTCCTGTGTGCGGTAAGATAACCATTGGCAATAAGTCCAGAATATATTCAATTGATAGCATTAGAAAAATTATTTCCAAGATAAGTCCAGATGTTGAAATATTGAGTAAGGAATACTCCAATATGAATATATCCTTAAGGTGCAAATGCTTAAGATGTGGAAGGGTATACAATTCGTCATGGGGTAACTTACAAAAGGGCAAAAGG